ATGATCGTTTTCATAGTATTATTTATATGCCCAGTTAATTACTTCAAAAATTTTGGATGATCGAAATCTTTTTCTAGTTGTTCTTTGTCTTCTTTGTAGTGAATAAAAGTTTGCCAAAATTTCTTTTTTGGCTCATATCTATCCATTCTATAATTAAACTTGTATTCAAGATTAGCAACATCCTTATTTTGAAACATGCAGTATTCGTGTATGACATTTCCATTTGTGGGATATGCATCATTTTCCTGACAGTGGGTAACATATTTCATAAAATTATCATATTGATCTCTTGGAATAATAACCACACCATCGTCAACAGGTCCAAGAGTCCAGTAAGGATGTTCTGTTATAATTTTTTCCTTGACTAGGATTCCTGTATTAGCATGCCCAGCATTAATATCAGTTTCATCATACAAGCCAACTATATTTGCAGAAACATCAGTAGCAAGTATGTCACACTCAACATATATCAGATGATCATAGTCCTTATACCATCCTTCCAAGAACGGAACAAAAATACCATTCTTGTAATTGCGAGGTGCACCCTTGGTTAAAAGTTTATAATCTTCCGTAAAAAATTTAGCATAGGCTGCTACGGATTGGCTGGATTTTTTCCACAGTGTATCGCTTTCATTGTAATCAGCATATTGAAATACTAGGTTTTTCATTTATTAACTCCTATAATATATTTTACCTAATATGACTCTTTGTTAGAGTTTTTTCTGATAGAGAGGTTTTTGTCGATAAAATTGAATCAAAACGAATATTTCCGAGTAGATATATTTGTAGATCGTCTATCTTCTTTTCATTAAGATTAATTATATCGTCAAATTCAATATGGAAAATATTTTCTTTATTTTTCCATTCTAAAACTGCATTAATTTTTCTTAATTTAACATTTGTTCTTTCTGAGTTACCTCTTCTTGATAGTTTTTGCCATCTTTTAGCAGACTCATTAATATCATCTATTTTTCTAGTAATAATAATCTTTTTAAAATCCTTTAATAATTCATTCGTGGTATCATTATAGGGAATATGACCAACAGCAACCTGATTTTCTTTTATTAGTTTTAAGGATTCTTTTATGTCTAACTCATGTGTGTAATTTAAAGGATTTAATCTACCATCATATAAATTTTTAGGATCGTATTTTTGATACTTTGTTAATCCTATGTGTAGATAAGATTGTTCGATTCCAAATTTTTCAAGAAGATTGCTTAGTAAGTAAGTTCCTGACTTTGGCATACTAATAATAAAATATTTCATTCAAATATCCTTATATCATAATTTTTACAATAGTAATCTCTAATCAATTTTTCTTCTTGTTTAAAGTTATGTGCATTCCAGACTATATCATTCTTTTTGTAATATTGCTCTTCATAATAAGTTTTTGTTTTTAACCAATCAAACCCATATAAGTTAATAACCTTTGGATTTTGTTCGATTATGTATGAAAGTGCGAGTAATCCAGTGGATGGTTGTTGTTTTTTAGTTTTTAAATCTAGTTTACTTCTTAAGTCTAAGTTTATTTCATTAATAATTTCATTATTAAATATTATTTTGACTTCAGAAGGAATTTCTTTCTTAATATCATTTATTAAATTTTTTCCAGAACAAAATAAGTAATTGAATTTCTTTCCTTGCACTTTGTCTGTTGGAACACCTCTATTAATTCTACAAACTAAATCATTGCTGTCTATATGTTGTGAATGGTCTTTATGTAATAGTGATGAAGCATTACCTACTAATCCAACAATTTTATTTGTAAAATTGGTATTATTCATTCTCCATAACCATTACTGCTTCATACTTTGTTACGGCTAATGGTCTGTTACCTTTTTTCCTTGACTTCATATATGAAATAATATCTTCATGAACAAAATTCCATCCCCACTCGCCTAATTTTCGTTGCCACCAATCTGGAGTTTCAATAATTAAGTGTGCATTTCTTCCATCTGGTAATAATTTTTTTGCTAAATGACATGCAATTAAATGATATTGGAGTATATTTGTTCGTGATCTTAAATCATTAATGGTATTATCTAATTCATGAGGCTCTATGTGTTCTAGCACATCTGTGCTCATGATCATATCTACTTTTTCAGGGAGGACATTGTTAAATGCAGGATCATATCCGTGAACTTCTAGATGTGGATATTGTTTTTTAAGTTCTTCGACTACTGCTCCTTTACCGCATCCAAAATCTAAAACAGACTTAATTGGATAATGTTCGATGCACCATTTTACTTTTTCAGGAATCTCTACCCTAACACCCCATTTTTGTGATCTTCCATGCATTTCTTTTAACGCTTCTTGATATTCTTTGCTTATAGTCATATTGATTCCTCCGTTATATTTATGTGCGTAGTTAATTTGGTAAATATAGAAGTGAAAAGGATCAAAATATGAAAATTTTAATATGTGGTTTACCAGGAAGCGGTAAAACAACTCTAGCAGAACCGTTTGCTAAGTTGATTAATGCTGTATGGATAAATGCTGATGCTGTTAGAAAGGAATATGATGATTGGGATTTCACACCCGAAGGACGCATAAGACAAGCACAACGTATGCGTTATCTAGCAGATGGTGTTGTAAAAGCAGGAAGAATTTGTGTGGCAGATTTTGTTGCACCCACTCCTCAAGCACGTGACGAATTTAGTGCTGATTATATTGTGTGGATGGACACAATTAAGGAAGGGAGATTTGAGGACACGAATAAAATGTTCGTCCCCTTAGAAAAAGGTCAGTATGATTATCATGTATCCGAATGGTTTAACGATACTCATATTCAACTAGTAGAAGTTGTAAAAAACTACATGCAAAAACAGACGAGGTAAACATGTTTGATTGGAAGAAGCCAACTACGCAGATGCTAGGTAGATGGCAACCGTGGCACCCAGGCCACACAGCATTGTTTAAGAAAGCATTCGCTGAAACTGGACAGGTAGTAATCATGATAAGAGATGTTGGTGGTATCGTTGGAGAGGATGCCGGTGCAGGAAGAACTGTAGCACAGAATGATAATCCTTTTAAGTGGGAACAGGTAAAAGCAAATATTATTAACGCTCTTTGGAAGGAAGATTTTAGAGAGAATGAGGATTATATTATAATGCGTGTTCCTAATATAGTAGATATCTCATACGGTCGCGGTGTGGGCTATACATTTACACAGCATGACCTAGGTGAAGAAATACACAATATTAGTGCTACTAAGATCCGTGCTAAGTTAAGAGAAGAAGGAAAACTCTAAAGAGTTGCATCATCCAGACCAGCAGTTCTTAATTTAACAATGTTTGATAACTGCCACTGTTTAATATCAAGACCCTTAATAATGCCCAACCACTTGTTACGCAGTAGAGCAAATTCGTTAATGATCTTTTCGAAATCGACAACATCTGCTTCACCGTCTACAAACTTCTCAGCATCTCTAGAACTTAGTTGTCTTTGATAGTTTTCAACATATTTTCTAAAGTGCGAAGCACGTAAACGGCGAAGTTCAATGTTTAAGTATTCTAGGATTGCTTCAATTTCCTGTAATTGTCCAAATCGTGTTTCCACGTTTGCTGGCATTTGGGCAGCGGCTTTTTCTATTCTACCTGTAATTGCTGTTTCCTGTTTCGCTTTTATGAGTTCATCCTCATAATACTTAACAGCATCGGGTATTGTAGAAATATCCTTTGATACCTTGTCATACCAGTTTACCATATTAACTCCAATCCTCATCCTCATCATCTAGAGGTTCATCGTTTATTGCGTATTCGATTGCACCATCCAGATAGGTGTCTATTCCTAACATACCTTCCAGCACATTCTCACTCACGCCATAATCCAATAGCGTGGTGATATATTCTTGTGCTGCTTCATCTTTTTCCTTTTCAGGAATATGTTCACTCATGACATTCCAAATATCAGCGAGCAAATCTTGATTCATAGTCTTATTCTCCATTAACAGATTCTGCTTCTTTCTCCTCAACAGTTTCTTCTGCATCTGCAATGTCAGGTTTGTTGGCAATGTCTTTGATGATCATATCCAATTTTTCACCAACCCACGCTTTTCTGTATTCCAAATGCGTCTCACCATTAAGGTCAGTGTATTTAAGTCGATTGCCTTCTTTCTTAAGTAAACCTTTTGCTTCAAAAAGATCTACTAATCCACTGTATGGATCCATTCCTGTTTCATATGGAATCTTAACCTGGACTGATTCAAACGGTTTTGCGTAACGTGTTTTCATAACCTTACAGGCTGCACGAATACCACGAACATCTGTTACCTTGTTACCGTCTTCATCTTCTTTAAGTTTCAATTTACGCATTGCTACAACAATTGAACTCGCATAGATAAATCCTTGACCGCCTGAAATCTTATCATCTGGATCAAACATATCTTGCGATGCATATGTATGATTGGTGCATACCATGCCCACGTTGTAACTACCAATCATGTTAACTGTGTTACGCACAAGTGCTGTAAGTGCCTTAGGTTTTCTACCCATGTCACCTTTTAAATCACCCTTGTTAAACTGATCAACGTCAGTGGGTGTTAGCAACATACCCAAACTATCAATTACAAATAACACTTTAGGACGTTCTTCGTCTGCCATGTCTCTGTATTCTTTCATGAACTCTGATACTGTTTTAGCAACATCGTCGATCATGCTCATGTTTAGTTTTAGTAGTTTTTCTTCGCTTGTGTCAACACCAAGTGCATGTAACCATGATTCGTCCAGTGCGTTTTCACTGTCTACAAGCACAACAAAAATACCCTGTTCCTGTGCTGCCTTTACAATGTTAGCAGAACAAAAATAAGATTTGCCCGAACCTGATTCTCCTGCGAATACAGTTACCTTACCTAGCGGAACACCCTTGTGGAAGTCGCCACTAATCAAATAGTTTAGTGCTAGGTTTCCTGTAGAAACCCAATCTGTAGGATCATTAAATCCTACACCAAGACCGTCAATGCTCTTGGTTAGTGTCTTTCTAAATTTAGAAATGTCAAATGCTTTTGCCATATTACCTTTCCTTTGTTAAGAAGTGTGTGAGACCTCGCTGGTTACCGTGTGGAGGTTTTTGCCGGAACTCACACCCAAACTCTTATTGCTGTTGTCTATTACGGATCATTGCCAAAATGTCCTGTGCTCTATTTGCACTGTCGCCACCTTCAGCCGCTTCAGCCGCTGGTGCTGGAGTTGCTTCTGGAGTTGGTGCAGGTGCTGCCGCTGCTGCTGGAGCAGGTGCTGCCGCTGGAGCAGATGGCTTTGACTTGTTAGGATCACCCGTTGCCTGGCCCATTCCGGCTGGCTTAAAGTATTGTCCCCACTTGTCCATGTCATATGCTTCGCCATCAACAGATGCTTCGAACATTTCTTTCATGACCTGTAGTTCAACTTCAGTTGGCTTCTTGGGTAAGAAGTCATTTAAATTAAACAGTCCATGCGATTGAATTGCTGCATTCTCCTCATCAGTCAATGAACGCTCTCTACGTGACCATTGTGATGTTGAGTAGTCAGCATAACCACCCTTGGATGTTTTCTTAATACGGAAGTCAACACCTTTCAAATAGTCAGTTGGCAATTCTTCCAATTCAGGATCCATTAATGCACCCTTGATAATTTGGAAAATTTGTGGACCAATGATAAAGCGTCTAATTGGGTTTTCAGGTTTTGAATCTTCATTTAAAGGATCATCTGATACAAAGCCTTGGAAGATGTATGAACGCTTCTTCCAATACTTACGACCCATGTCTTCTAATGACTTATCCTTAAACCAAGGTCGAACTTCTGAAAGAATTGGACACGCTGTTCCGTCATTATACATTTCCACACATGGAACCTGCACAAT